AGAAGCAGCCATATTCCAAAGCATCTTTAACGAGTAACCCAATAACCCACCTTCAGCTTGTATCTTTAGCACTCGCTCGCAGGGCATATTTAATAAATTGTAAGCCATCTCTTGTTTTAGTTCCTCTCTTAATTCTGCCGGATCAAGTTTACTTATTAAGTTATTAATAGCCGGATGCGTGTAAATCTGTTCTATGTATTCCCGGCAATCCATTACTTATAGTTTTCGCATATCCACTCAAGCTCTAACCTTGACCACTTTTTTACCCTCGTTCCGTAGTTCTCCAATAACATAACTTTCTGCTCTCCGTACTTTGCTACAAGTCCTTGTCTGTACCTAATTAAATTACCGTGTAGAAAATTATTACACCTTAAGCACTGGCCGTTAACATTGCACTCGTCAAACCTTAAAGCCGAATGATGACCGGCAGACATATAGTGCCCTGCGTGTTGCACTTCATTACCGCAAGAGATACAACCGATTTCTTTATCTCGGTTACGAATCCAAGCGTTAAAGATTTTCTGTGCTTTCGCAGTCAGCTTCGGGATAGTTAAGGAGTTCTTCGATGGCATCTAATTGGTTTATGTAAACACCGTTATTTTGATTCATAAACTCGCTCGCTAAATAGCATATTCTTTTCTCTCTTTGTGTTGCTTCTCTTATCTCGATCTCGCCTAAATGTATAAATTTATTTACCTCTTCAATCGGGAAATCTTCGTTAACGTAGTGAACTACCCAGTCGGCAGCTTCTCCGAGTGTTTCGTCTTTGGCACGTATTACGATAAATTTCCCTTGCTCTGCTTCCATTCTCGGAAGTATTTTAATGCTACTAATTTTAGATAAAGATAGTGTATTTGTTCAACCTCCCAATCGGAAAACATATTTCTGTCATAACTATCCTTGAACTTATTGTAATCTTTCATTTTACTCGTATCTTCCAAAGCTGCTTTGTAGATTTGATTTAGCTTTAATTTAGTCGCTTTGTCGTATAAATCAAACTTGTCTGCTTCTGTTACTTCCATAAGTCCGAGTTCAAGTATCCAGTCGTGTAGGTAGTATGGTATTAAATGAATAGTATTTTCGTTAAGGTCTACACGTTCTCTATATTCTGCTATGTCTTGCAGCTTTTCCTCTTTTGTTATTTCTTGCATTGGTAGTTGTTTTGGTTGTTTTGTTTCCTCTTGTTTACTGGCATCGGCTCGCTGTCTAAGATATGGCTCTAAAACCTCGTCAAAGATAAAAAGATTAAAGTTTTTTCCGTACTCTTTGACTGAGTAATTCCGAAAAGCGTATTCAACCTCTTTGATGTTTACTCTCGGATACGACTCTTTTAATTTTAGTGTTAGTTGATTAATAAGAATGTCCAGTATATCCTTGTCCGGTAACTGCCACCCTGAAATCGCTTGAACAGTTAAAAGTATTTTTAACGCAGTTAAATTAAGCTGCTCGTCTGTAAGCTGACCGAAAGCCGGTGCTTCATATTTCCTTGCTATTAATTCTGTTGAAGAGTTCGTTTCCTTTTTGCTTAATGTATTCGATTGACTCGTTGGTAGTTTGCTGCCTTGATTTAGTAGATCCGTTATTTGTTGCATTGATGTTCTGTTTTTTTAACCAGTTAGAAAAGTGTTTATGTACGTCTGTTTCTGTTTGATAAAACTTTGTGCCATTTATATTCTCAACAATAAACGCTTGCCATAAAGATAAAATTTTTTCGTCTGAAAGTTCAACGTGCTTTAAGTTTATTATTTGCAGTTTAATTGAGTTAACCATAAAATCAGGTAAAGGTTTCAGGTCGGTATGTACTGCGAATTGCTTAAAACTACTCACCTCTTTATTAATAACTATTTCCTTTTCTTTCCTTTCCTTTCCTTTCCTTTCCTTTGTTGAACCGCAGTTCAACCGCTGTTGAACCGCTGTTGATTTTCTCAGTTCTGCACTACGTTTCCCTTTCTCGGAGTTCATTTTTTTAATGTTATTTCTAACCTCTAAATGGTCAAGTAAACGAGCACTAAAGAATTGATTTTCATTTACTTGGAAAAGTTCAAAGGATTCAATAACCGCTTTTACTTTTACCTCCGTTGTGTGCATCTGCATAGCAAGCACTGGTATTATCTTCATAGGTAAATACCCTCCTGAATCGGCTAAAGATTCAATCAGAAACCAATAAATACCGTAACCCTCCATACCTAATTGCTGACGCATAAAAAGTATTTTTACGTCGTTGTGAGCGTTGTAGTCGTGGCTAAAGTAGTAGGTATCTTTCATTCGTTATCGAGTTTTTCTTTGATGTATTTAAGTTCAGAAATCAACTCTGTAAGATCATCGGAATCCAAAGTAATAGTAATGCTTTCCTTTTTATAGCCACTTACATAAACGTGTGCTACGTTCAAGTGTTCAAGATGGCTGACGATAAAAGAACTGAACTCGTCTTGTGTTGACTTAAAGATTTTTGTTACTGGCATTGTGTTTTGTTTTTAATAATAAAAAACCCCAACTGATAGCGGCAGTCGGGGTAAGATTAGGGGTTAACCTATCTAAACTCGTAAAAGTCCGCTATTACCTTTACGAATTATTGAGCGAATTTAATCACTTTCTTTGTAAGTAACAAGGATATTTTCTATAAATTCTATCCTATTTCTCAAGTCCTCATCGTGCTTTGACCAGTCGTTGATTTTGTTTAAGGCATAACATACGTATGTATGGTCGTTCTTTCCTATTACCTGACTGATTTGATTGTAAGTTAAAACCTTGCCGTGAAACTTATGGATAAAATATGTTACTACAAAGCGTGCCTCTACGAGATACCTCTTCCGGCTTTTCTTAACCATCTGTTCTTTGCTAAATCCGTACACTTCGCATACCGCCTCCAATATCTGATCTTTGTCGATTGTTACTTTTTTTATAGTGCTTTTACAATGTTTGCACGTTACCTCTACTGTCATTTTGTTTTGTTTCGTATTGATGTATTGTTTTAAATATCTGAAAAACTACTTGCGGAACTATTGCGTTTCCTCCGGCTTTGATTGATTCGCTTCGCCATTTAGAAAAGGTAATAGAGTCCAGTCGGTAGGAAAACCCATCATTTCCATTACAAATTGGGGATTGAGTTGGGAAGTTTTGCCAGTTGGTTGGTTTAATACTGCGTGCATTTCGTTTACTAAAGTGCTTCCTAATTGTAACTTTGGATTTGACCTTGTACATCCTCCTTTCTTGTCTGATGCTGTCGGAGTGTTCAGTAATGGATTGTTGAATATGTATCTGTTTAGAGTTACTAAGTGCATTGATCGTTTCTTCACTTGTGTTGATTTCATATTCGCTGTTGCATTCGTTGAGTCCATTGCTGTTGGAGTTGGGAGTAGTCCTTTCTGTTGTAATTGGTAGTATGCTTTCTCGGTATCGTGATTGCTTTGTGGATTTAGCATCCCGCCTCGTTCCCCAAATGATGCGGTTATTGTAGGCAACAAACCAAACTCTTTGTCTGAGGTGAGGTGCGCCGACACTTGCAGCAGGAAGAACAAACGGTTGTACTTCGTACCCTTCAGCTTCCAAGTCAGCTTGCACCTCTTCGAATACCAACCCTCCTGACCAATTAACAAGGCCGAGAACGTTTTCGCCCACAATCCAACGTGGTTGAATTTCTCGAATTGCTCTAAGCATACTGGGCCACAAATGGCGTTCATCGTCTTTTCCTTTTCGTTTTCCGGCTGATGAGTATGGCTGACAAGGGAAGCCTCCGGTGATGATGTCAATTTTTCCTCTGTGAACAGTGAAATCTGTTTTTGTGATATCTTCATAACTAATTGCATTTGGCCAATAATGTTTTAATACTTTTTGTCCGAAAGGATTCCATTCACAATGGAAAACATTCTCCCATCCCATCCACTCGGCAGCAAGGTCGAAACCTCCAATACCTGAAAATAAAGATCCGTGTGTCATAGGTGTTTTATGTTTTTTGTGATTGTTTTACCTTCGTTTTGTTTTTGATAGTAAACTGTACCCCTTAACTCTTCCGACTCCTCTTGCAGCTTTTGTCTGCACCTACGGATTGATTCAGGACTGGTTAAAAGGTTTTTGTAAAGCATATTGAGTAACTCCTTTGCTGACATTTGTCCGGCCTTGTATGTAGAAATCTCGGCTGCTTCCATACTCCAAAAAGTTGCTATTAACTTATTATCGGAATCCCTTAGAGCCGGGTACATTTGGAGGATATGCCTAACCTTTTCTTTTGTGTTTAATAGTTGATTCCACATTGGTTTTAGGTTTTGTTTTAGGTTTTGTTTCTGTTAAATGATCCTCTAAGCAAGTAAAGCGACTACCGTTCTCAAGTTCGCAGATTAGCACGTTGCCTCGTCTGTTTATTATCGTGCAGTAATCGCCTTGCCTTGCGTAGGTTAGTTTTCTATTAGTTGAGATTAAATCTTCTTTTAGGTACACAATTACCTTTTAATTAATTTGTAATGATTATTTAATTTAAGGCAATCGAATGTAATTGACTCAATCTCGTCAGCATTTTTTGGTACTCGTACGTTAAAAAATTGAAAGATAGTTTCTGCAAGGTGTTTACTCGATACGTTCTTTGTGTCCTTAGAAATTACAAAGTCGTTTTCTGTTCCCTCACCGATGTACAAGTTATTATCAAAAAAACCGAACTCTACATACTTCCAGTTTATATTCTGACTTGCGAGGAAGTGGTGCAGATAGGTATTGTAGTAATTGCTCTTCCTTTTTTTACCCATCAATCCTATGGTGCAAACTATTATAGGATCTTTCCCTACAAACTTTTTACCCGACATTCTCTGCGGAGTGATTTTTTTTAACTTAATAAATCCTTGAAAGTTGATTTTGTTCTGTAACATTTTTTTTAGTTTTTAGTGTTATTAAAAGGGGATATCGTCGTTAGTATTCTCTTTGGGTTTATACTCGGTAATCTGATAGTCAGGGTGCCTATCTTCTTTCTTGTACTTGTTTACCCACATTGAGTACTTTTTTCCATCTATGGTAAAACTTATGTAGGTTTCACCTTTGGCAGTTTGTTTTTTCCACGCTCCGATTTTTTGATTTTCCATTTTTTACTTTTTAATTGTTGTTTTATATGAAGATGTACTTGACTTACTTGGTGGAAAGATTAACGCAACTTCACCACCATCTTTTATAATTTCCATACCTCGCACTGGCAGAGTTTTCAGGAAGTTCTGACGTTCTTTTATCTTGGCTTCAATGATTGTAAGTTGAAACTCTAACTCAGAAAGTACGTCATCGTTGCACTGTGAGTAGTCGTATTTAGTACCGACCTCTGCAAGTTCTAACTTTACACCGTTGGCAGTAGTTAACTCTTTGCCGTGCTTTTCTATCTCATCCCTTACAAAGTCGATAAACTCTCTGTTACCTCTAATCTCCTTACATAGCGTTTCCATCTTGGTGAGTGTTTCGGCTGCCTCCAGTACTCGACCTGAATCGCACAACTCGTTAACAACCGACTCGGCTATTATTCTGATTTGACCTTTGGTTAGGTCGTTGCTTATACTTGGTAATTGATACATTGTTTTAGTTTTAGTTTTTATAGTTAATCATTGCAGCTACTAACTCCGGCTCTAAGTTGGCAGGCACGGTGTACTTATCCTTAACCTTTGCCAGTGAGCCGCCCTTGCTGAGATAGTCCTTTACTTTTTGAATGTCCTCTTTATTTGTCAGCTTTGGCAGTTCCGCTTTCTTGCCGTGAGTAGCTAGATTAGCGTCATCGTCATCGTCTATATTCAAAGCCAACACGGAAGCAATAGCATACCTACGCTGATAGGTTATAGCACTACCCCTACCTTGTGGATCATCTTTAACTGGTCGCATTTGATACTCGGCTGAGATATACTCGCCTGATTCGTGCATAAGGATAGTAGTAAGGCCATTCTCGCCGGTAGGAAACTGGGAGATAGTTAAACCGCATTCTATTAACGGCTCGTTGATAGCATCAAGGATATTACTCAGGGATGCATAGCTTGACTTAAAGAAAGGATTTTTTGCGTCTTTCTTTATCTTGTCAACTTTGACGTGAAAGGTAGCTAACGCTTTGCTTAGATTTTTAATTGATTCGCTTTTGAGCATTGTTTTAGTTTTTAAGATTAAATAAATTAGATAATGTTATCACCCAAAGCACATACAGCAACTATTGCCAGTACTGCAATGCCTTGTAAGAAAGCGTAAATCTTTTTTCGCAGTTCTTTTTTACCTCCGGCTGCTTCAATCAAAGCAGGGTTAATGAAGATTGGGAAGATCATTTTTTTAATCAGTGAGGGTTTGCGGCCTCTTTTCTTTTGTGTTGTTTCCATTTTTAGTGGTTTTTAGTGAATAAAAAATAGTGAATAAAAGTAGTAATTATTTTGTAATAAAACAAATAAATTAAGAAGCAAAAGACGCACCGTTGAAAGTAATAAATCCTTGAATGGTATCCTCTACCTTACGGCTGATACGCTTCATAAACTGAGATACCGTCTCGTTATCTTTACTTACTGCTATTAAGTAACGGAGTTTACCTTCTACCAGTTCGCAGACCATACGGTGATTTTTGATTGAGATTTGAATGTTCATTTTGTTTTGTTTTGTTTCCACAAATATACAACTACTTTATTTAATTAAACAAATAATTTTTACCTATTTAACATATATTTTTTATCCTAATAAATAGCATAAAAAAAGCCGACGTAGAAACGTCAGCCGTGTTAGTCCTAATATCCCTAAGGCAAATGTACATAAATCTGTACATAGTTATGTACAAAAAAGCCGAGGTAAAAACCCCGGCTTACAATGCTCAAAAACAAATCAAACAAATCAAACAAATAACAAACATAAACAAAACAAGACAAAACAAAGTTAATCATTCTCTGCCTCGTCTGCCTCAAAAAGTTCGTCGTAGTATTCACTTATACACACATCAATTATTTTAAGGCATTTCCTACGGATACGCTTTACCCTCTGCTCGTCTGCCTTGCTCATTATTGCCGTGTCTATTTCGCTCATAGTAGAATAAGCCATACACGCTCCATTAATGTAGTCAACGGTAGACGTGAACTCTACTGCCATATCCTCTAAATCAATCGCCTCTACTGGATTGTCATTTTCTGTCTTGTCATTTTTTGTCAAATCCATTTTACATAAATTAATAAAGTTTGCCGTTAATAATCTGAAAGTTTTTAACCGTATAATCTCCATTTTTTTCGATAACAATGTGAGCGAAGCCGTGTTGACTATTACTTACTAAAGGTGAGTAGTTAGGTCGCAGTTCACAAAGACAACCAGTGCTCCAACAACTAACCACTTTACCGTCAAGATTGACCTCAGGATGGTGCGACGCTCTATGTAAATGACCGACAATAACGCTTTGCTTTGCTTTCATCCACGCACCCCTCGCAGGGTTTACTGGACTGAATATGCCCTTAAAAATATGGTGGCCGTGTGTTATACTTAGCTTGCCTGCTTTGACAAGCGTCTTGTCATCTAACAGCTTTACCTTGACCTCGTTCAATCTTAACCTTTCCTCAAGGTGAAAGTAGTCATCATCCCATATCTCACGCACCTTCATAAATAAGAACTTCTCCCACCGGATACAATGGTTACCCTTTAGCCAGTAAATACTTGCTTCAGGGAATGCTTTTCTAAGTGATTGCAGAAACTGAATAGTAGCGTCGAACTCTTGCTTTACAGACCGCTTGCGAGGATCACTCTCAAACTTGCTTACTTGGTGGTTATCTATTAAATCACCATTGATAAAAATAGTATTGACATTATTCGCCTTGCCGTAGTCCAGTGCAATAGTTACAGCGTTAATGTCGTGATAGGGAATATGCAGGTCGGAGATTAAAAGTATATTATTGCAACTGGTAGGTAGCTTAAATGGTGGCCTTTCCTCTTGGTGGCTCTCCGGCAGGTTGTACGGATTCTTAGGTTTGTCCTCTGTTTTGTGGAACTCTTTATTTATTTTGTAGATATGGTCTTTACCTTGTTTACCTTGTAATCTTCTGAGCGTAGTCCTAACCATATCAACGGTAGTAAATACAAGCGGATTTTCTTTGAAGATTATCCTTGCCAGTTTTAGGTTAGGATAGTCAGGATATTTCCTGAGATACTCTCTTACTATGTCGGTTTTATTCATACGTCTTTGCTAAAGTACAAGTCAGCTTCTGCTTTCCTCCTACGTGTCAAACCTTTCAACGGAGTAAGCACACCGTTAACCCTCGCCTTATTCCACTTCATAAACTCATCTCTAATAGTCGGATCGTTAGGGTTTGCCCTTACTTTACGATACAAGGTACTTTTCTCTAACGCTCCCTGCCCTACGTTATAGGCAAAAGAAACTAAAGCGTCAAACTGGTTTTGATTAACTACGGCCTTTATGAATTTTGACTTATGCTCTACCTCAAACATTAACTCTTCCTCTGCTTCCTCCCTTGTTATTGTTTCCCCTGCAAGTACTCTTTTGCCGTTCTTGTAACGAATCGTTCCCCAACCGATTGTCCATACATTTGCCGGGCACCGGTAACTCTTTGGAAAGAAACCCTCAAAATGTTTAATTAATTCGATACATTTTTTACCTGGCTTCATTTTTTATTAGTTAAAAAGTGTAGTAATAAAGAAACAGAAAACGCTATGAAAAGAAATATAAGCCATTTGAGCGACCTTTGATACTTGTCTTGGTATTCACCTGACTTGTCCGTTAAGTCGTTAATTTGGGCACGTAATAGCGTTATGCCTGCACTATCTTTAATCAGCTTGGTAGTTACCACGACCGGTGGCTTCTCATCGATTAATTGTTGCAGTTTTATTATTATGTTTTTTTGTGCTTGCAGTTGGCTCTGTAACGTCGGCAAGTCATCGCACGTGTAAACGGTTTTCATAACTACCGTATCCCTAACCCTGAGTAACTTAGTAACGGAATCGACTTTTAACCTCCACTCTGTTACCTTGACCGTGTCAATCTTTGTTTCCTCTACGCAAGGATACCACTCAGACGTTTTCTTTGCCACGCTGAGAGGATAATTCAGTTGTGCCTTAGTAAGCTGTTTCTCGGCTTTCTTTTGAGTGTAACAGCCACTCAATAAAATTAATAGTAAAAGATATCGCATAAAAAAGTATATTTGTACTGCGATAAGAGAGTTAAGTTTTACAAGCCGGTATTTCTATACTGGCTTTTTTTGTCCTATTATCTGACCGTTCTCGTCTGTCAAAAGCTGCTTGATAATATACCCCACACCCGAACATAGCGAAGCCACCCCGATAGTATGCCAGTCAAACTTTATACTCCCTGCTTCAAGACAAGTGTAGATCATTGTAATAGTCGTAGTGAGCATACTAACTAACAAACCCTTCAGAAAATCGTAAGCCGATAAACTACCAATCTTAGTATTCATATTCTTTCAAGTTTTTGGATTCTCTCTTCGTGGTTGTCAACCTCCAAGCGTAGTGCTTCAATGTCTTTCTTTTTTTCCATATCCTTAATAAGTATGTCCTGCATTTTTTTTTCAATGCAGTCCATTTTGTCAACTATACGTTTTGCGAAGTAGGTCAACAAGGTAATTAAGATACCTATTAAGTAGTTAGTGAGTACGGCTGTTTCCATTAGACGTAATTTAAGTATTGGTGGTTTTCGGGTATTTCGTCAGTTGATATTTCAAAAATCTCAGGATGGTCTTGTATTGAAGGATGCTCGGTTAATGGAAGTGTCCAACCCTCAGTAATTACTACGGTGTAAACCTCCGTTGCTCTTCCTTCAATGCTTAGCTTTTGTCTTATGTGTTCCATAATTTTTAATTTACAAAGTATTGAACGGTAATGTTTACAAAGCGGTAAGCACCTGAACTCGTAGACACGAAAATCTCGTTTCCAGTATCGGCAGCGTTAACTCTAAGTCCGGCTCTGTTTAAGTTTGAGTTACTCGCATTTGTAGCAGTAGTCATCTGACCAGTAGCAAAGTAAAGTATATCACTTGCCGCACCCAATCCACTTGCTTCTTTTGGAGCAGGGCAGTCGGCAGGCAAAGCCATTGATACAGCAGTTAAAGCACTTCCGGCAGTACCGTAGTTCAAAATGATATTAAGTGTAACCATATTACCAATTCGCTGCCAGTTGTACGAGTGATTGGTTGTACCACTTGGAGCAGTTGTACCAGTCCAAGTTATAGTACCTGAATACGTTTGAACACCGGGATTGTAATACGCTTGGTCTGTTACGTTAGCAGCAGCGTTTGTAGCATTCGCCTTGAAAGAATATGCAGCTATATTTTTACGCTGAAAAACAGAAGTATCTGCTGGTTTGATATAGTTGTTTCCTATTGCAGCAGTTACACTGACATCGTGCCATAAAGAATCTACCCGACTGAATTGCAATAAAACAGAATCAGCAGGGACTACCGGAATTGATACGTCGCTTAACTCGTCAAGCTGCCATGCGTTTTCTATTTTTAGTTGTATCGTTCCGAAGGTGGGGTGTGCCCGTGTTACCGTTCCTATCTTAACTATGTGGCTTGGTGCAAGCGGCTTAGTCGTTGTATAACCTCCGGCAACCGTAGGACTAAGATATAAAACTTGCCCATCGGTATAACTCGAAGTAGGCAGGTTTAAGTTAGTAATAGTTCCGGCTTGTATTACTACACCGCTTGACTGGTCAAGTATGTCATTCTCTACCAGTGCGTAGGTAGTGTAACTGTTCTCTTCATTATTTGCTTGAGCCAGTGCGATAGTAGGCAAGTTGCTTGAATGTCTGCCGTTGATATAAATAACACTTCCCTTTGGTATTGTGCTGCCTGAATTGTTAAAGACCGCAGTTACTAACCTCGTTGCTGAAACTGCAACCGCTGTACGTATTGTGTAACTCGTTGCCGTTGCTCCTTTTTGAAAGGTTAACGTGCTATCATTTGGTTGAGATACGGAAATTAAAAACGCTCCGGTAGTGTCAATCTTCATACCCCTTGCATAACGCATTGTAGCAATAGTATCCAAAGCACCATCATTATCGGGAAAGTATAAAGTATCTGTAACCGCAGTAGTTGCTTGGTTTTGTTTTCTTAATTGTACCGCAGCTTCACCGGTTGTACCTTTTAACTCAAGCGAAGCAGCATCTAACTTAGCGTAAGTATTTGTACTTCCATCAGTGGCTATCTTTAACTCAGGATATACACCGCCATCTCCATCTATTGTTTTAACATAAAACTCACCACCATTAACGTCTACCTCTTTGATAGGATAATAAATACCACTACCAGTTAAATTCCAATAACCCAATTTAAGCAAACTTGATAAAGCATTTATCTCTATCGTGTTGGTTGTAGTCGCTCCGGCATCCGTTACTTGTTGCAAAGTAGGAGTAACGTCAGAATCCTTAAACGCAAAGTATTTAGTTCCGCTTTTCCAATAGTAAACCGTGTCATTGGACTTTGTTAAACTATCTACCTTTTGATTTATTCTATTACTTAAACTCGTTGTATCTGTACTGCTACCACCGCTCACTTGCGACCAAGTTTGCGTCTTAGGATTGTACGTGTAAAATCTATTGTTGCAGCTGTCAAAAGCAATAGCAGCTTTCTTGGTAGGAAGCACTACGCTCTTTAATGTAGGTACTCCGCACACGGTAGGAATCTGTAATGTAGAGTCAAAGTTCATACGCTTAGCTTCATAGCCGTACTGCGTCATAAGCTGATACACCTGACCTTTAACAGACACACTAATAAACACCAACAAAAAGAATAACAGTTTTTTCATTTTATTATTTTATGTTACCGGATAATCACAAGCACCATAGTTACTAATCAACTGAGCGTTACAATTAAACGTAACCCCTGAAATATAGTCCTCGAATTTCTCGCTTAAAGCATTCCACGTTAACTGATTTTCAATGATATACTTTGAATCACCTCTACGCAACCAACTAACCACGTCGTTTGCTATCAAGTGCATATCGTTAACTACCTCCGTTTCAAACTCACCCTCTGCTCCGCTTTTATCTAAAAACCAAAAGTTAATAGTGTAAGTCAATGATCTATTCGTAGCAAAAAAGCCGGTATTAATAGTAAAGCACGCTACTGGATATTCAGGTTGCGTGTCTTTATTTAACCACTCTAACGGACTGTTGAACATTACGGTCTTTATCATTGGGTGTGCTTCCAACTTTGCCGTTATGTCCTCCACTACTTCTTTGTAAGTCATTATTAAATTTTTCTTTTACCTTGTCGATGTAGATTTTTTTGTATCCTTTAGACATATAAAAATGTAAATAATTCGCCTGCTTCGGTAACATCACCAGTGGGCAAGGTTACGGTAGTTCCTACTATTTGTATTTTGTTAGTGTCAGCCGTAGCCGTTGTAGTTACGACCTTAGTCAATCCTGACCTTGTTACAGACAGTACAACCTTATTTTGAATAGCCGCAATAGTAAACGTACTAAGTCCGGCAGTGGCCGTGTAGTATTCGATTTTTGGATTCTTATACCCACTCGCACTGTTAACATATCTCGGGTTTTTAGGAGCAATGGCATCCCCCAAGTAAATAGGACAAGTATACGCTTTGTCTTCCGGTAAAACGACATCCCAACCGCTACCAGTATTTATGTACTCGTAAAAGTTAGCGTAGTTCTCTTGGAGGTATCTGATCATCCGAGTATTGTAATACTCAGCCATTGACTTGTACTTGGACTCCAAAAGCTCTAAATCTGACCGACTCGGAGTATTACTCTCCTCTGCTGTTTTTTGTAGAAACCCTTTACTGAATAACTGGTAACCCATAACCATTGGTAACATAGACATAGTATACCATATCAAAGCGTCTGTTAAATAATCGTCTATTAACTCTTTCTCGTTAACAGTTAGATTGTCAATATCAATAGCCGTTTGTAATCTGTTGTAAAGCGTTGAGCCAAGCACCGGCATTATGTACATATCCTGAGCCACTTTAATCATCGGGAATAACTGTTTCCCATCAATGGCATTGCTCGCACCAGTCCTATCCTTAAAGGTTTGCTCAGTAATAAAAAGTATATTCTTACTCATTAATCTTTCTTTTTAACTATTTGTGAAACCCATTGATGCCGACATTCAGGACTGCGTGTACCATCCGGCTCAGTATACCAACCGCCTTTGCGATCCCAAACCGAGTATCCTAACCGCTCAGAGATAGCTTCTATTTGTGCCCTGCTCCATACTCTCGTCTTACTAAGTTCAATCATCTTACGGCAGAAAGGTCTTGATGTAGAAAGGTCAGCGTCGCTAAACCCCGGCTTCCACTCATACGAGTAACGAATCATCAATGTAGCTAACTTTTTGCCGTATATGTTTGTTTCACTTAACGGCTTTAACAAACTTCTCTCGATCTGCTTATCCGGCCCGATCTTGGTTACTTTCTCTTTGATAATACCTTTATCTTTTAACTCCTCGATTATCTCGTTAATAACGTCAATGCTTTCGCCTAATGTTTTGGCAATAACATCGGGAGTGATAAATTTTTGTTCACTAATCAACTTAGCGACCTCACCCTCTAATCTTGTTAACTCAATCTGCTCTGCGTAGAAATCTCTCGCCTTGCGTGTCCTTAAAATAACATAGTCATCTCTGTTATCACCAGTATTGGCAAACTCTTGAATTAACCGCTCGTCTTTATCCTCACTGAACTTTTGTATCTCATCGTCGGTTAAAGGATTGTCATCAATACCTAAGAAAGCGTTAACATCGGAATCACTTAAACCAAAGCCATTACGAAGCATCAAAGCTGCCTGCTCTTTCGTTAGCTTGCCGTTGCCGTAGTTTCTGACTATTCTCATTATGTTCTGATACTGCCGACCGCTCAGATTCTTAATAGCATCGTTTTGCAGCTTCTCCTTATTTTCTATAACTGCATTAACGTCTACTGAGCCATCAGCCGTAGCTTGTCCGTTTAACGGCTCTCTACCCATTAACTCACGAATCTCGTCTTTTGTCAAATTCTGAGCCATTATGCCCTCTGTAAATTCAAACTTCAACGGCTCTACCGGCTGAATCTTAAACTCGCCTTGCTCACCTTTCATATTCCTGAACTTGGTAAAGATTGCATTAAACTCGCCTTGTCTTTCTGATACGTAGACATTGTTGAAAATCTCGTAAGCATCCCTAATCTCACTACGACCGCCTAACTGTCCCTCAGTTTTTACACCGAAAAGAATTGGACTGATAATTTGATGTGCGACAAAAATCTCTTGTTGGATAAGGTTATTGACATTGGTGAAGTCCTCTTTTGTCAGCATCGACGTACCCAAGTCCGTTATCTCTGCGTTGTTATCCCTTGATGGGTTAAACATAATAACAGTACGTCTGCCCTCGCTACCGGTAAACTTCTTTAAGATACCTCTCTCTACCTCCTCTTTTTGCTCGTCGGGAGGGTTACCGTTATTTAATTGCACCAACTTACTACCAACCCAACCTTGCTTCGCATTGCCTAAGATATGCCTTGACACCTGAATATCGGCCTCAATCATATTCAGACCTTGAATATAGCTTGGTACTGGATAGTAATAAGAACTCGGATTGTATTCTTTGTAGTAGAAAATTTGTGCTCCGTATGGCTCTGCCGGATTGAACGCCTTATATTCTCTCGGTTTCTCTCTTGCATCTTTCCAGTCATTCTTAACGTAAAAAAGTTTCATATCTTTTGAAACCCTTACCTTATGAAATTCTATATGGTAAATCTCGCTAACCTGACCGATACGATTGTAAATAACTTGCAGGTAAAAGCCACGATATAACTCGTCATCTTTTACGCACCGCTTTAATACGTCATTCCAAGTATCACCTTTACTATTCGCCTTGCCTGCATCCTCAAACCCTTTACCATAGACATAGTTCGCTTTACTTTTAACAAGCGTGCCGTGCTTAGGACTTTCGTTATACAAGCCGAGCAAATACTCAGGGTAGTCGTTATCCTTGCCGAACTCAATCCAACCCTTGCCTTTCTTCTCCTCGAATTTAGGCATCTGTGCTTGGTCGAACTTTATTTCTATAAGTTTATATTCGCTCATCCTTGATATGTTTTGAAAGTATTATCCTGCTCGTCGTATTTGTCAGGACTGAAAGCAGTACCGTGAAGATACAAAAAACCCTTGGCATCTGACTCACCAGTAGGAATTGTGGTATCGTCATTTTGTGCCCAAAATTCATAACTGTATAATCCTGCGTCGTAATCACTTAAATCAATAGTGTCAACAAGTACCTTAGAATAACGATTGGTAGTTAAAGGTAAAGCAGTGTAAAAAGTAAACTCAATACCAGTCAATCTATTTATACATTTCCAATACAACCAAGTAAGGTCTTGAGCAAACTCTCCCAAGTTTACGTAAGCGTATTGACTCGCACTATTTTTGTTTAAATGTATCATAGTAAAAAACCCCACCCTTACCGGGCAGGGCTTTATTTATTAACCATTGAAAAAGTTAGGCAGTACCGTTGTTCTCCAAAGTAGCCGCAATGTTAGCAGGAACTACTAAGAAGTCCTCACGCTCGTCAGATGTAAAGGTCATCATATAGCCGTTACGGTCTCCACTGGCAGTACCACTACCGCTCTCTGTTGTAGTTAAGGTCAGACCAAACTCTACACCGAACATCCGGTAAGTGCCATCCATTTCCTTAGTTACAAACGTGCAGCGATTTTTAGCCAACGTGTTAACCAAGTTTCTTACAGTAGCTGAACGGCTATTGACCGGAAACATAACTTGATGCGTGTAGAAGATAGTGCCGTTCTCTACGCTTGAAGTGATAGCGTTAGAAGTCGAAGCAGTACCACGTGGCACTTGAATCTTGTAGAACTTCTTACCGCTTACTTTATTCAAAGCAGATACAGTGCCGGAAGCACTTGTAACGGTTGAGTTACCGGAAGCGTCGTAAAGGTTGCTGTTCTCGATAACCCAAATGGTCTCCACACCGCCTACCGACTCACGGCAGTCAATAGTGTATCCAGTTGTAATTGCACAAGGCATTTTTATTAGTTTTTATAGTTCTAAAATATCTCTAAAATATCTCTAAAAAATGGGAGGTTTTTACACCTCCCTTATTTCATTGGGTTAGATAGCAGCTTTGAATTTAACGCATTCGTTAGTGTAAGCTACGTTAATACCGATTTTGAAAGCTACACGGAAACGTACATCGTTATTGTCTTCTGAGTACCACAACTTGTAGTTCATTTCCTCATCTTCGAGGTCAACGGCCATAGCGATGTTGCTCAGAGACATAGCGTAAGCATCACCAGTTCCGTTCAGACCGTTAACGGCTACTACTTCAATGTTTGTAGCAGGCAGAATGAAACTCTTTGCGTTGCTGTCTTGTACGTTAAAGGCAAACATTTTGTCTGCACGATAAGCCAAGATCAACAGACGATACCAGTCATCACCTACGAAAATCTTTGCATCACCTTTAGAAAGTACCGCTACTGGGATAGCTTTGTAGATACCCTCTGTTGCAGCGATTACGTTAGATGATGTGATAGTAGAGATAGTTGCTACACCAGTGTAACCTGAAACGTTAGCATCTACCGGACTACCGCCATCAATCAAAGTAGACAGACCGTCGAACTTATCACCGCCACTGACGCTACCAGTCCAAAGTTTTGTTTCCAACTGAGCAGCGATACGAGCGTTCTTTTTAGCGAGGTAAACGGCTTGGAAATCAGCGTTACCGAAATCTTCGTAAGTGCTTCCGGCTTTAAGTGCCTCTTGTGTGAAGTACGCCTCGAGGTCTTTCGGACAGATACGCTCTTCGATTTTGATTTTACCTACTGTTACAGTACGCTGACTGATAGTCGTTGTACCTGAAGGGTCAAAGCCGCAAGCATCTGTTTGAAAGAATGCGTCAGTGTCCATCAAAGGAATAGCAGCGGCAGATTTTACACCGGGAAGAATAATACCGCCATCTTTTACTAATTGTTGTGTCTTAGCTTCAAATACTGCACTGGTCAACAATGGCTGCACCAGTTGCTTAGTATACGCTGAAAGACCTGAGAAATTGAGTGCCATTTTGCGTTTGGGTTTTTGGGTTTATTAAAAAAGTTGTTGTTTAATTCTTATTTATTTTTTACCGAAAAGAACGTCGTAGTTAAATTTAGGTTTTTCCTCGTTAAAGTTGTTGCTAACCTTTACGGCTTGATCAGGAGTAGCAGTAGGAGTTTCAGCGAGTTTCTGCGTCAACTCAATCAGACCCTCAATCACTCCGTAGGCCTTGTTCAGCTTGGTTTCATACTCAGAAAACTTGTTTTCATAAGCAGCAAACTTAGCTTCGTAAGATGCAAACTTTTGATTAGTAGCAGTTTCAAAAGCTGAGAAAACCTCTTCCATTTTGGCTTTCTTTTTAGCAGCTTCGATTTCTACTTCAACCTCAGTTTCGGCAGGCATAATTTCAAGGATAACACCTTTGTCATCAAGAACAATCTTAGTGCCATCTTCGAGGATATGCTCACCGGCAGGAGCAGGTACACCTTGAATAGTAACAATACCGCCAACTTCAAGGGCAGTAACTTCTACCACTGTACCGTCTTTCAATTTAGCTTCTACCATCTTAACGGAAGCAATGTTTGGGTTAACCATCTCGTCAAATGCGAGTTTCAATTTTGCGATTATTTCTGTTGCTTTCATAAACTACTATATTAATCTTCGGTGATTGTAACATTTAACAGTTGGGATATTTTTTGTAATAGTTTTTCCTCGTTGGTCATTGGCGGCTTTTCTTCTGCATAATCAAATAAACCCTCGACCGAAAAACCTTTGTAGTCTCCGCTCTTGATACCTTTCCAAACCTCTTCATTCTCAACGTAAAAGCTACCAAACCAACTGCCATCGGCAACGTCTTCAAACCCTGCCATTGGTTGGATACCTCTTTTTTTATCTACTATAAAACTCTCAAACATAGTAACTCCGTTAACCGGCTTGTCGTGCATTAAATTAACCTTGCTATGATATTTCTTTTTACTGAATTTAATAGCTATCTTTTTAATTGTCTCTGCACTGAATACGACGTAATGCTCTCCGAACTGGTCGTTATTACGGTATATTTTTTCGCCTGCTATCATTATCGGCCCGGAGATAATACGCTGGTCTTCGCTGACTATCTGAAACTTTTGACTCATTTTCTCTCTGTCAATCTGTTCGAGTTTACGTTGTGCCCACTCAATACCGGCATCACCTCCCCAAGCTAACCACATCAACCTTCCGCATCCATCACCTAACTCTTTCTGCGAGTTCTGACGATGACGCTCAAAAGCTGCCATACGAGCGATAGTATCACGGCTCAAACTTTCACCGCTCGCTAATTGGTTGGCTCTCTCTTTACCAACCGGAGTACCACACTCACCCCATCCGTTCTCCTCTGCCCATCGCAAAGCTATCTTTGCATTCTCGCTCGCTTCTTTTGGGTAGTCGTTGTAGGTTTCAAACTTTAACTGAGTAGGCAAATAGCTTTTAACTTTTAACACGTGCCCATCCATATAGGAAACGTCGTGCTGCATATTTACTAACTTATCAATCTCATTCATTAAGTCCTTGAAGTCATCGACAAGTATAACAACCTCGTCAACTTGCTGAACGGTAGCAGCGTTATTGTTTATTACTTCTTTCTCAATACGAAAGATTGTATCTGCTATCTGAGCCGCAGACCTTACCATACCTTGCTCGTCGACACCGACATTCATACTTACCAAATGGGTAAAGGTTTCAACAGCTCCCGGACACATATCAAAATGCTTCGGCTTATATCCGTAAATATCTAACTCTTGGTTAAACTTATTCTCCCAAGTAGAGTAACAAATGGCCGCAGCTTGGTCTTGGTCTTTGCCCTCGTTTATCTGATACTCGATACATCGAGATATGTACTCGTCTTTGTTCTCGCCTGATTTTGGCTCTACAAACTGCTCGTTAAATACTAAGTAATCACGTTGGATTGCAGGAGCGTCGACTAAGCTGACAAACTCAACCTCGCTCTCATCGTCTATTTTCTCGCTGATTTTTAACTCGTAAACTGGTAACATTGGTTTTTATTTATGGTTATTAATTTAGTTAATTTATTCTCGCTGCTCTGTTTAAGCGTCTTATTCTCTCTTGGTTTCCGCTAACGTCGGACTCGACTACAAACGCTCTTGCCGTAGCCGATGCCATCTGATTAACTTGGTTTTGGTCAAGCATTGTCGTACTGGCTTGTACTGGTATTGGTGCGTTGACCGAAGCATTGACTCCTCCTGATGGAGCAGTTCCACCACCACCACCTTTACCGGGTACTGGCACTGCAAGTATTTTTTTAATGTTAGCAATACCACCGGCAACAGCAAGACCTGCTTGTATGTATGGATAAGCCGGACCGATAATAGAAATCGGGTTTTTTTGTGCGTTCTTAAAAGCAGACCAAGCCGCAGTATAAGTATCAATACTTGCCTGAGCAACTGCTAACGCTTTACCGGCTGCCGTTTCTTTTCCTACTAACTCAGAGAAGCTGCCAAGCATTGCACCTATTTTGCCATAAGCATCCATCTTGGCCTGAAACGCCTTCTCGTCAATTTCTTTTTGTGCCTTTGCAGAATCCTCGGCTATTTTTTGTACGTTGAACTCGTTTATTTGTTGCAGTGATTCTCTTCTTCTATTAAAGACCTCCTGCTTTATTTCTTTATTATTTAATAAAGCGTATAACTTGTCAACTTCTTGCTGATTTCTAACGGCTTCCTGCTCTTGACGTTTTGTAAACTCGTTAGTTTCTCTTAGCATTCTCGCTTGAAAAGCAAGGTCAAAAGTAGCTTGTTCGTTTTGTAGTTCTTTTTGTCTTGCCTCATTATCCTTTGCTTCTTTGTCTTTACGTGCCTTCTCTTCAATAGCTGCTTTATCAAGTAAGTATTTATCATTTATAGCTTTAAGTTCTTTTGCTTTCTGCTCCTCTGTTGCCTTGCTTAATTTCAAAGAATCTTCTGCTGCCTTTTTTTCTATTTCTAATTTCCTTAAAGCACGTGCAGTTTCATCTTGTATTTTTTGTAATTCTATTTCATTATTTAATGCTTTTGTTCTTTCTGCTGATGCTTTTGTTTCTTCTTGTATTTGTTTTCTTTCCTCTTCTCTTCTTTTTTTCCTATCCTCTGCTTCTTTTGCTGCATCTTCACTCGCTTTTTTTGCTGCTTCTTTTCTACGCTCTCGATCTTCTTTTTCTGCGTTAACTTGTTCTTGCTTTACTTCTACCGCTTGCCTATTTATTAAATCCAATCTTTCATTACCTGCTTTTTTTACATCCTCATTCTTTTGTTTCAATAGTTCTCTTGAAGCATCAACAACCTCTTGTTGTGCTTTAATTTCATCTTTACCTGCATCGGCTGCTTTTAAGTTTGCTAATCTATTTTTGTTAATTTCCACAGTATTCAAAGCGGCTGCGGCTGCTGCCTCTGCATAAGCTATTTTCTCGTCAATTAATTTCCTTTCCAGTTTACGGATAGCTTCTGTATTTGCACCACTTGCTTTTGCCATTTCAAGCTGATGTTTTTGAGCCCTTTCAAAAACAATGTCTTGATCTTTCATCGCTTGCTTAAACCTATCCAACTCCTCTTTATTCTTTTTAATCTGCTCTTGTTGTTTCTTAGCATCACTTGCAGATTTAATAAACCAATAAGCCAAAGCACCAATGGCGGCTACCGCAAGCGTAATGGCAGCAACCATTGTCATAATAGGGTTAGCAGCAACCGCCTGATTCCACATTCTTTGTGTTGCAGTGATAATCGTATTAATAATTGGTATTCTTTGAAGTGTTGCGGCTAATGTAGAGAATGACTCTATTGATTGAGTAACGGCATTGATACCGGAAGCCAAAGCCATAGCAGCATTGACTTTCAAAAGAACTTGTTCTACCTCTTTACTCTCACTACCAAATAAAGCCATAGCACCTTGCACGGCTGCAATACCACCTGCAATACCACCCAAAACACCCATAACTGCGTTGAATGGTGCGGCAGGATCCATTGCCTGAGTTAATCTATTCGCTGCTTCAATTTGTCCTCTTAGACGTTGCACTTCCGTAGCGGCTTGTGCTGCCTCTGCTGATCCCTCGCCAAACTGATTAATCATTTGAAGCAATCTGTCGTTAGCAGATTGTATCTGACCTCTTAATTCAGACATTGATTGAATTGCCTGACTACTGTCTACTTGTACCGTTACCGCTGCTACTTGTTCTGCCATTGCTATTTATTTTTAATTGTATATTCTTAATTCAAAAGAAGTAAAATTCAATATGTCATCACCGCTCGCTGTTATGCTTATAGTATCCTCGTCTTGTCTGTTTGCGTAGATAGGACTTGTATCGGTTTGCTGAATCATTATGAACGTCTTGCCCTGACTTAACAAGGTATCACTAAAATTCAATCTGTAATCACCTGCCGCAGTTCTTACCGGAGTTACAGTCATTCCGGTAGTATTCTCTAATTCTACAAGGTCAGGATCATCCCCTCCGCTTTGGCTGATTAACATTATTAAGGAAAGATAACCCTGCGAAGTAGTCCAACCGCCTGCACCATAAGCCAACGTGCTACCAGTGTTACCGGTAATGTCTATGAAGTTGCCCTCAAACTCGTCAAAGTATTTTATTATCATAAATTCAAATTGTAGGTTGTATAAATAACTCTCAATAATTCAACCTCACATATCTCGTTCTCGCTCCAGTCCTTTATTTTAGTCAACCGATATAATACTCCGTCAATGTAAACAAAGCGGCCAAAGTCAAGGTTAAAAATATCTTGCTGCGTCAGTTTCATTTTACAAGTCAGTAGCCGTGAGTCCTTGTCTGTTATCTCTGCCATATACGGAGAGTAGTAAGCGTTAAAGATATTGTTAGACAAAGCACCGGATAACAAAGTAAAATAAAGTTCTTTCGTTGCTCCAAAGTTTATATCGGCAGCCGGAACGTCAGGATCGTCTAAATGTCCGGCATAAGGATAAACAGTATAAGTGCCTAACGTGTTAGGGATATTAAAAACATTGGTAGTTGAATTGTATACTTTCCACGAAGCCACGTCTGTAATCTTTTTGGCTTGCAGTATACGTATGTTGTGTTCGGTTGTTTCCTCTACGTTATTGTTCTGCTTAAAAATTGTACTAACAATTTTATCCTCGTTCTGATAACCAACCAATGGAGTAGCTGAAAAGATAACCTCTACACTATCCGTTTCTTTTGCGAACTCTAAGTTATTGTCAAAGATTCTGTCTCCATAACCCTCAGCGTATTGCTTCCGATACTTCTCGTTATAGAAGTCGTTATCTTGTTTATACTTGAACTGATAGTACCGAGCGTTAACCTCAGACATCGGTTTAATCTTTAACACTTGCGACCTATCTAACTTGTTAGTCCAGTCCTGATAACTGGCTCGGTCTAAGTCGTAGAAATCCACATACGGCTCAATGACCAAGTGCTTTTCTTTATACTTGTCCTCGGTAACCATTAAATTAAATAGCTTAATAACAGAGGCAAAGAAATCTTTTTGCAGTATGTTAGCAGGTATCGTGTCCGATACGGTTACCGTTTCGTTCAATGTAATAGCCGTGAAAGTTGGCTTATCTGAATCCACCGTTACCGAGTTACCGGTGAATGATAACCTAACTATTGAAGCACCAGAGTAAGTGTCAAAATTTATCTTAAATGTATCGTTAGTATTTAAGGTAGCAACAAAAGAAACCTGCATTGTGAAACTCTCGGAAGTATAATTATTACCGATGCCTCCTACCGTTGCAGGTATTGTGTTAAAAAATATACCGCCTGCTGTGTTACCCTCTACATACAAAGAGCCGTTTTTGTAAAGGTTGAATCTTCCTATACCGCTTCCGCTTATTGGCTCGAATGGTAAAGTCCAACTACCAACAAAGTTGCAGTTAATAGTACCGTTAAATGTAGTCGCTCCGGTGTAAGTAAACGTCTTACTGTCCGTAGTGGTAAAGCTACCGAGTACCTGATTCCCCAAAGTTATAGCGTTACCTCTGTCTACCGTACTTGTCGGACTGGCTGAAAATATCCTATTTCTTTTTACTTGTAGCCGTGTCTGATTGTTAGGAATAATCAACCGCTTAAAAAAGTCAGTATCAAAAAAAGCACTCTCAAACGTATAACCGGCATCGGTTATTATCTTACTAATATATTCTCTAACAAATAAGGCAGGCCGAAAGGCAGTAAAGTAATAGTTTCTCTTTGAGAATAATGGGTTTGTCGGACTGCTCACATTTCCGTAATCAATCAAAGGATAATAGTACCCTTGTCCTGCATTGGCACTATCCCAACTATTCGCAATGTTAGTGATGTTATAGGTATGGTTGTAAGCTGAGAAGTTCAGGTCTGTTAATTTCTTTGCACCTAATTTTGAAACAAAGCCGCCTAACTCACCAAACAAAGCTACCTCGTACTCTATGTAATCCCCATCGACAATAATCTCTAACAGACGCAAAGTGCCTTTCATTACCTGAATGCCATCCATCTCAATCCGTGCCTTTGCTGACTTGGAAGCGTTAAAGTTATACGCAAGGTTTCTGTCAGAGTCGACTGTAAAGTTAGCGTTACCCACCTCAAAGATATTACCGAGTAGTCGGTTATTGGTATTCGTACCGGGCAGGACTATCGTCTTACTGAACGAGGTAGTTTTACTATCTAAGTTATTCAGGTCATCGACCGAATAGGTTAACTGGTTAGTAAACCCTTGATTGACGTCTAACTCTTGGTCTTCTATGAATATCCTTGTCATCGTTGGAATCCGTTTCTTTTTTGGTTTAACTCAATATCAACTACTAATGGCTTCAAGCTATCAATCTTTTGAACTACATAGTCATAGGTAGTTGCTGCTATTGTTACCGGGTAAAAGTCGCTCTCATACTCAAAGTAAATAATTGGAGCAGTAACCAACTCGCTCAGCCAAACATAATCTTGGTCAATCAACAAGTCAGAGGTCAGCTTGTACATCCAGTTGAATTTAGATGCATAGTTAATCTTTGTTTCGTGATAGACATTATTAGTATCGTAATACGTTACCTCAGTATTGGTAAACCGTTCAGGAAGTTTCTCGTATGTCTTACGCTCTATACTCATACTCAGCTTGCTTGCCTTGCTGAATCGCATCGTCTCATACATTCCGTACTGGTTGACAAAGTGCAGACAGTATGGAGTGTACCGATGGTCGCAGTCAACGTATACCGTAAACCACTCCGAGAACTGCGAGGTCGTTTGATTTTCAATCCTTACCTTGTAGTAATTGGTAGCCGAAGTAACTACACTACTCCCTGCCGAAGTATTAACCGCAGCCGTACCAATGTCTAACTGAACGTATCCACTTGCCGAGTAGGTACTTGAATTACCGGAAGCGACAAGCGTGTTATTCCCATCGTAGGTTTGGTAGTTCAGTCGTATCGTACCGCTGCCCTTGTATGGGATATACAAGTGTTCACCTATTCCTATCTTACCAACTTTCTTTCTATTGGTCATATAGTTATTGGCATAAACAGACGTAGTGCTTTGCTTACGGTTAAATAATGGAGGCCGCCAGTTATACGCAGTTACGTTACCGCTTGCTAAGTTCAATGTAGTAAGTCCTGAATAGTCCTCGCCTACACGAATGTTATAGGTCAACGAAATCTCACCGCTTGCACTTGGTTGCTTTATGAATACACCAGTACCGGTCGGCTCAAACCAACTAACTGAAAACTCGTTACGCACTACGGGAGCAGCGTCAAAGTATCCTCTGCCGGTTGTAGGATCAGGGAATAACTTTACCCTTACAAGCTGAGTGTTTCCATTGTAAACGTCAAATACATACTTGAAGTCGGTCTGTCCTGAGTTGTCTGAATAGGCAACGTGCCACAAAGAGTCCTGAACTCCTACCTCACCGCTTGGACTTATTAAACTGGTTATGCTCATACTGTTCTGTTGTTTATATCTTCCAAATTAATTTTAACCATAATAGCTACAACCTCTGCACTTACGTCTACGACTGTTACATCTAAATCTTTGAACACACTTTGATACGACTTATCAAAGTATGGGTTAGTTTTTATACCGTATTTCTTAATCATCCAAACTGCTCTATTAACTGCTTTGTCTAATGGGTTTGTGTTTTGACTTATTTTTTTAGATTTTCTCTCTACACCACCATAGGATTTTTCTGTTTTAGTTATCTTACTTTTACCCTTTGCACTTTGTAGGTATGTTCTTATTGATTGTCTTCCCTCGTCGCTCATACCTTTTGTCTTAAACTGATAATCAGAAGTAGGAGCATTTCGATCACTACCCCAACCCTTAACACCCTTGTTCGGAAAGTCGTAATAATATGGCAGTTTAATTACTCTTGCATTTTCATAAACCTCAACCTCTGCCTTGTCTACTAAATTACCTCCGGCAGCAACACCCATTTCATTATAGTTGTTCTTTAATTCAACAAGAAAATCAGAAGCATATTTATCAAGTATGCTATTCATCAAATCATACTGAACTTGTACCTCTGCGTTCTGAGTCAAAAAATCAGTGGCGAGCAATCTTGCTTGTGCTTCTCCTATATTGTAACTCATCCTCTTTGTTCTTTTCTTTTATGTAAAGTAAATCGTTTAAAAATTGTCTGGTAGGTAAACCCCATACTGCTTCAAGTGGGATGCTTTCCAATTCAGATACCATTTTGGCAGAGTAAATCCATCCGAAATACTTGTTAAAAGTTCCATTGCTTTCAGAAACTCCGCCCTCTTCTCCATCGGTAACTCCTCTATCAAATAAGTGCTTAAACTCTTCATTGATTCTTTGAAAACTATGTAAAAAAAAACCGCTGCTTGATACGCAACCTTAAATTCTGCCTTTAACATATCATCGGCAATGTCCGGATGATCACGTTCCGTTGGCTTTAATCCTTTCCAAGTAACCTTTAACGGAGTAGCCATAGTCGCAAGTATTTTGTGTAAGTTGTTAATCATATCCTCACTAAATGTAGCCAGTTCAACATACTTTCCTGCGTTGTTAGGTTTTTTACTTATATCATAATTCATCTGATAATATCTGCCATTAGCGTATATGATTGCTTTTGGGTTTGTATTATCCCAATCTGTTTTCAGTACATCAAAATCTTTTAAGATATTACTACACAATCTGTTAAATCTTTTAGGAGACATTTTATTAATAGTTTCCTCGTCAAGTCCGGTAAAGGATTGAGCAAGTAACATACTCTTGGATACCTCGTCTGTTTCCATCTGAGAGATAACATACAACTCTTGGAACTTTTCTACTGTCATACTATATTATATTAAAATTGGTTAATCGTTTCTAAATAACCCAATACTGACCGCTAAGCTTGTATTTATCCTTACACTTAATAGCCAATGCCAAAGCGTTCACGCAGTCATCGTGAAACCCTGCAGGAGCGTTATACCTCACACCTGACGCAGTAAATTGATACTCAAATAATTCTAACTCTGTCTTTATCTCGTTATCGGGAAAGCCGACCTCGCCTTTCTGTATTGCTGATTGAAGCAACTCCATTAACTGCTGCTTGCTCGTTGACGTATACTTGAAGCCAGTCATATTTTGGAACTGCCTTTGTAGGTCTTCGGTTATGGCATCCCCTACACCAGTGCTATCTATAAACACCGGCTTGCTCTTGTCTAAGCTAAGTATCGTTTCCCTTGTCTGCTTCCAATCTTTTTGAAATCGGTCGTAATGTGCGACGTTGCCTGCCCGGTCAAGACCAATGATAACAGTCCAGTCGTGCGACTTGGCAAGATCAATTCCATAAAAAGCTACTGGGTTTCTACTGATAGGTTTAACGCATTGAGCAATAAACTTAGAGCCAAAAGGATTGGCAGCGTTCTCCATTGGGTTAGCAAGGTACTCTTGCTCAAAGACCGCTTCAGGTAGCTGTCTGCGTGCATCGTCAATCTCTGACCTATCAATATAAGGGTTATCGTATGTGGTGAACTTAAAAGACCTCCACCCATCTTCACCGTTACGCAGAAATAAATTGTAAAAGAAATTCTTACCCTTTGGAGTTGATAGGAATAACGCACGGCCTTTGTAATCTGTCAATGTAGGCCGGATGGAGTTAAGCCAACCCTCTTCTAAGTTAGGTATAAAACTGGCCTCGTCTACTATAACCAGGTGAAACTTCCGACCTCGTAAAGAATCTAAACGCTCGCCTGAAAAGAACATAACACTCCCATCGTTGGGAAAGTCAATAATTAAGTCGCTCTTGTTATTCTCAAACGGCACTACCTTAATTAACTTATTAAAGAATGTCTTTGCCAGTTGGTAGGTAGGTGTAATGTAAGCGACTGACTCGCCTTTTATAGCTGAGAATATAATCTCCAGTTGAGCCAGTTCGGATTTGCCAAAGCGTCTACCACAACATACCACTCTAAACCGTGAACTGTCATCGAATATAGCTTGTTGGTTATTGTGGAGTTCCGGTATGTGTATCTGCACATTAAAGGATTGTTTTGCCCTTAGTAATAATAAATTCAATCTTACCGCTATTCTCTACGGCTGTCGTTTCTTTCGGCTTGCCGTAAACACGTGTCATTAAGGTATCCATTGAGTACAAGCTACCTTTTTTATAACTTTTAATCATCGCATTGGCTACGGTCTTTTCAAGTATGGTCGCTTTGTCGTTAGTCAGCACTGCGTTTAACTCAGCTTCGTTCATTGACATTAATACCTGAATACAGTCGTTAACCTCGCTAATCTTGTAACCCTGCTCTTTTAATTGGGTTATGTATTTACGTGGTCTGCCGTTAGGGTTTGCTACCTCGCCTTTCTTAAATGGTTTAAGGTTTTGTTCGTTTGCCATATCTTCACTATTTACTCACTATTTTTTATCCGCAAAGAGTTGAAGCAGTTAGATTTAATATGAGTGAAATAAAGAACACCGCCCACGTTTGGGTAATGTAAGGTAAGTCCTCAGTGAAGTTGCCTATCCACTTAGGTCTATCCTTAAACGATTTGAAGCCGTATAAAAGGCCAGTACCGAGATAAGCTGACACATAAGCCACAAAAGCCAAGATAGGATCGTGTTCCGACTCTAATAGCGTTACAGATACAATCACTGGCATTATTCCTACTACGCAAATAAGGGCAAAAAGTATTTTACTTACTCTGCCTGCTTTTTGAAGTTGCTCCATATTAGATTAGTTTAATTATTAAAGAGGGTACTGCTCCGGCTATCGTGTAAAGGAAGTCGGGCAGGTCAAAGTTATTATAGTTTATTTTTTGCTTGCGTTTTAGTATGTCGTAAATCTCCTTTGCGAAACCTGCGACCACTACCGGAAGCAAAGCATACCAAGTGCCTATAAAAATAAATCCTATAAAATAAATAAGGTAACCTACTATAAAATGGTTTGCCTTGTCAAGTGGGAAGATAGGTTTCATTCAAGATTATTTTTTAGGTTACTAATTACTTTCTCCATAAAGTTAATATAATAATTTAGGAAGTCAGTAAACCCCTCGTTATTCTGTTGCCAGTTTAAGTAAAGTACTGCTCTTAATCTTTGTGAGTAGCTTTTTTGATTATCAAAGTCGGTTTTTAGTTGCTCTATTTTATCAAGTTCTGACTGAGCGAAGTGTTCAGGTTTAATGGCTAAGTAGCAAAGGTTTTGATTCATTGAGATTAACTCGGCAGTTTGAGCCGGAGATAACTCTTGCGTTCCGATAGTAAGTTTAAGCGTTCTGTCCTTACGTGTGTTTACGGCTTCTATTTGTATGGGTATTGTCAGCATTTAAATTCTTTTGCCATTTGTACTGATACTGTTCTTGGGTTTACCCACCAGTCCTCATATGCTCCAAGATGACACTCTACATCAGCGTGTACGAGTTCAAACCCTAACTCAGTAAGATACCTGCGTGAGTCCATCTTTGTGGATTGGTCATAGTACCAGTCATGCTCAAAGGTAATAATTGAGATAGTAGGGTTAAAATTGAATATATGCTTTAAGCATCTGAAAGTTTGAATAGCCGGCTCTATGTCAATCGATAGGTAGTCAATCCGCTTGTCTTTTGTGTAAGGTATATCTAAAGCGTCGGCAATGATTATAGTGTTTTTTCTTACCTCTTGCCAAGTTCGTAGGCAGCTACGGTCAATATCTATACTCAATCCCTGCCAACCGTTCTGCTCAAGAAGGTAGGTGTTATTCCAGTTTATAGGATGGCTTGCACCAATCTCTAAGTAGTAACCTTTAGGGATTAAGGATAAAACAAATTCGTCTTGTTTACTTAAACTGTACATTTTTATACGTTTTTATGCGTTTATTATTGTTTCTCTTGGCATCAATAAAGAACTGCAAGTATGTCCTGGTGCCTGCTCAAGTCGGTAAGGTATCCCCAACCCCATAGCTACCGTAGACAAGGCCGAATAACAACCAGTAAATATTACAGCTTTTTTCATAAGATAGGCAGCTTCTAAAAAGTTACAAGTAAAATACTTTGTTTCTCTGTTGAATATACAGTTAAAGATAGCGTATTCTTCGGGATATCCGATAAAATAAACCTCGTCAGATATTGACTTTAAGTAATCTACTTCTTTATTCCAGTCGCAGTGAGGGTCTGCGTAGTTCGTAGTTCTGTTTATTAACGAGTATTTTATTCCGTTTATCAAAGTCATTTCGTGCGGAAGCGTTAACCACCCATCCCTCCACCATTGATGTTCGTCAGGATTCAAACCCTGCCCTTTGAAGTGGCACTCTACAAGGTTATTGTAATTGCCTGCGTGTTCTCTAAATTTGTCAAGGTCTACTACTCCACTTGGTTTAGTGTCAACCCACGCTACTCCATCAATGTAGGTTTGTGCTTCAAGCAATGACTTTACTGAGTTATAGCGTTGCTTATGGAAGTTGTGAATAAGCAGAGTGCCTCCACCCATAGCTTTGATAGTTGGTAGCGAAAAGATAATATCACCGGTATGACCTGAATGTACAAAGGTCTTCATATTTGGAAAATTAATTTTCTTACTTGCCTGCCGAGTTCAGCGTCGTTTGGATAAATCAAAGCCAGTTCTCTTACGTCTTTTTTTAGGTCTGTCAACTTTTGAATATATAAGGTCGCATCCATTAACTCTTCTTGTAAGTGCTTTAGGTAGTTATCGTTGTTTCTTTGCTGTAAGGTTGTTCCGTATTTGACCTGACCTAACTCAGACCGCTCTTTGTATTTATTGACAACCTTGTCAACTATTTTGTCTGTCATCTTTTGAATGTATATTTTTTACCCCTTACGTATTTGTTTTTTCTCTGCTGTCTTGCATCCCAAACGTAAATAAAATAAAGTGCAATAAGAAAGTAAATCATTTGTTTTATTGTTTTTGTTTTTTATACCAACTGTAAATAGTATGTATCATCTCGCAGATACAAACGTGGCAGCCGTGATTGTAATGGTAGTGAGGATGGAAAACCTTGTAAGCGTTTACAACCTCTTCCTGAATGTTATACCCAAAGTTAACCAGTTCGTTTGTCCGCTCGTAAAGGTCGTAGATATGTCTATGAGTTTCTAATACTTTCAAAGCATTCTTTTCGGCTTCGGTTAACGTCGACAAGGTTGTACTTTGCTTTTGCCCACTCGTAGATTTTCTCTCCATATTCTACCCTTTTATTTTTATTCAAAATTAAATCATTAACATGAGTAAACCAATCACTCTGCTTATGTACCCAAAAAACTGGAGCGTCTTTGTCGTTGATATAGGGCTCTACCGCTGACACGACTACTGGTATCTTTTTTACCGCAGCTTCTAAGATTTTCAGGTTTGACTTGCACGAATGCCAGTCGGAATCCTCCAAAGGTATTACACAGATATCAGCATTCTCGTACATTGAAATATACTCGGTAGGATCAAGTGAGGGAAGTATTACGTTTGGCAGAATGTTATTACTTGTAAAGTTATTCCACATCTTAAACCATATCCACTTAGCGTAGTCGTTGTTAGAATTAAAGCCGCCAAGCACCATCTCAATATCTTTGTGCATCTTCAATCTCCTGAGCGGATACTTAAGCAAAGCGAGGTCGTGTTCGTGCGTTATTGAGCCACACCAAAAAATCCTTACCTTGTCAGATTCTTTTTTAGTGTCAGTAAATTGGTCATATCCATACGGCAAAGCGTTAGGAAATATCTCAACTTTAGGGTTTAATTGTTTCAGCTTTTTGTAAAGCCGTTCGTTGGTACAAGTAACAAGGTCTGCCCTACTTATATTCTCCTCAATCTGAGGTCGTAAGTTCTCGTAGTCGTTAGCGTTCAAATGGTTTGCCGGAAGTATCCAGTCGTCATCCATATCAAGGATAATCTTGTAACCTTTGTCTTTTAAGGTTTCAATGTTTTTATCAAGTACAGATATACGATTGTAAAAAAGTATATTGTTATTGTCAATCATTTCGTCGGTAGGCATATTGGTTACCGTAGCATTCACGTCATCCATAAACCCTAACGGAAGCACGACACGGTGATATCCGCATCCTGAGTGCCTTTGAGATAGTCCGAGTATATTCACTGCTTAAAATTTTCGTTGTAGTATTCCTTTCCATCTTCCCACCCTCCGCTTTCGTATGCTTCGATTATTTGCTCTGTTTCCATCTCTGCCGCTACGTTAAAAAACCTAACGAGTTGCTCGTAATCTGTTACTCGATTAAGTAAGATTTTTTCTACTAAGTAGCTTACTGCTGATTGTTTCATTGTGTTTTGTTTTATTTGTTAAGTAGTTTTTCTATAAATAAACCGATGCACCCTGCACCAAAGGAAATAGCCAGTAACTCACTTATCCAAGCCGGCATAAAATATAAAACTACCGCAGTCCATACCGACAAGCATCCTACACAGTCAAACGGTTTTATCCTTTGATGAGGTCTTAGCTTTAGCCATCCCTTTACGGCTTGTGGTATTCCGGCAAAGTTTACAAAGTAAAAGCTAAATAAATAAGCAGCTATTAAGGTTGTCATTGGTTACAGTTTCTTTCGTCAATAAATTCTTGCATTGCTTCTATTACAGCGTCAGGACTGAAACTCAATCCTACCAATACAGAGAAGCACATATCTACGTACTCGTTAATAGTTACTTGACTGGTTGGCTTTTCGACTGTTACTTTCGTATCCCACGCTTCTCCAATAATCTTACTGGGTTTGTCTTGATATGTCATTTCTTAGTTGTTTACGTGTTGTCTTTATTACGTTAAAAACGTGCTGTCTTGGTATATTAAAATACTTTGCTACCTCGCTCATACTTTGTAACTCTACATATTTCTGAAAGATTATTGATTCGTGAGCCGAGTTAGCATCCTCAGTTAACTTTTTGTTCAGTATGTCAATAGCCAAACTCGGACACTCTTCACAGTACACTTCCTCAATAGCTTCTACATACTCGTCGAAAATCTCAGTATTGTACTTCCTAAACTTTTTGTAAAACTCTGACGTATT